ATGATGAAAAAAATCGTTCTGACAATGTTATTACTGGCAAGCTCAGGCGCCGCGCTGGCGGCGCCGCAGGTGATTACCGTGAGCCGTTTTGAAGTGGGTAAGGACAACTGGGCGTTCACCCGTGAAGAAGTCATGTTAACATGCCGCCCGGGTAATGCGCTGTACGCCATCAACCCGAGCACCCTGGTGCAGTATCCGCTGAATGATGTCGCCGAGCAGGAAGTGAAGGCCGGCAAGACCAGCGCTCAGCCGATTTCTGTCATCCAGACCGACGACCCGCAGCATCCGGGACAAAAAATGAGCCTGGCGCCATTTATCGAACGTGCGCAAAAGCTCTGCTGATAATTACCTATATCACTTTGTTTTAAAGATAAAAAACCGCCGGCGTCTGGTAAGAAAACGCGGCGGTTTTTTGTTGGCGCAACGGATTTTGTCAGCAATTTTTCAACCGCTTTTGTCGCGGACTGGAAAACCTGTCACAGTCAACTATTCTTATAAGGCAAGGCGACTTAGCCTGCATTAATGCCAACTTTTAGCGCACGGCTCTCTCCCAAGAGCCATTTCCCTGGACCGAATACAGGAATCGTATTCGGTCTCTTTTTGATGCCCTTTAGATTCAATCACTTATAGATGCATCACCGAAATTCTCCGAAATTTTTCCGAATTTCTGTATTCCGGTCGAACCCACTTATATCACAAGAAAACCCGCCTTAACATTCCCTTTACATAAAAATCAGATCATAACGTACGAATGTTGGTCTCTTTCATCCAGATACAATTTCGTCGTATTTTCTGACGTATGCCCCAGCAACCTTTGCGCAAACTCTTCCCCGTGTAGCTCCTTAAACAGACGGCCTGATAAGCTCCGGATCTCGTGAAACGTTGGCGGGTTATCGCTCGTCTCTATTCCTGCCAATTTTCTTGCCTTAACAAAATTCTTTGTCAAACCGTCAGGGTGCAAGCTTCCCGTAGGACTGTTCTTCCATGCTCCGGCACTAATCAGAAAATCGGTGTTACTCAACTTCCTGCAACGGTCGATCACTTTATCCAGTCGTAGCCCGGCAACTGGCAAACTGAGTGAAAGGGGAATGGCAATGCGCATTCCTGTTTTCTTCTGGGTTACATGTAACCGGTCATCGTAAATATGGCTGAACTGGAAACTAACGATATCCTCCCGGCGCTGCCCGGTGATAAGTGCCAGGTCCATCGAGAGCCCGAACCAGTCTGGAAGTAAATCGGCTTTATCCCTCGTGGCTATATAGGCATCAAATCTTAATCGGTCACGCTCCACTATAATTTTCGGCGTTCTGGTCGGCTCTACCGGGTTCTGTGTTACATGACCATTTACGATCGCCTCTCGGAACATGTCAGAAAGCACAGAGCGCATTGATGCCGCCATATTATTTTTTCCTGCCGCAACCCACTGCTGTAGAAATTCGGCAACATGCCGGGTTGTCACCTCCGCCAGTATCATCCCTCCCATCTGTTCCCTGATTGTTGCTAGCTGGTTTCCTCTGGCCTTGTAGGTATGGGCCGCCAAATTTCGACGAATAAGGATCTCGTAATAACTGTCTATCCACTTGCTGACAGTTAGCGAATCAAGCCCCTTTAATTTCTCTATAAGCGCAACCGGCGTGAAATTTTGCGCGATGTAATTGTTGGCTTCTATGGCCTGTGCGATTGCATCGCGGCGTGAGATTTGCCCAAGCGGAAACTCTTTCCCACTGATCGGATTGCGCCAGTAAAATGCTTTGCTTGATTTTCGAAAGGTAAGATTTTTCGGTAAATTAGCATCGTATTTTTTTCGACTCATCGATCAACTTCTCCAGTAAAGGGCTCTTTGTGCCAGGTCGCCCGTTGGGGTGGTGCTGTGAAAGGATCTTGCCAGGTTTATTCGGCTTGATATAGAAAGCATCAGGATCGACACGGTACTCACGGCCGTGTAGTTCCGGTGCCGGGTAGATATTCCCATTCCTTGCCCAGCGGCGAAGAGTACCTATCGGCGGAGTGTCATCCGGATAATGCTTAGCGGCCCAGGTTGTCAGTTTAATATGTGCCATGACTTCCTCTCAGCCAGGGGCATTTTAAACATGCCTCCCGGCGTTAATTGATTCTTAAAAATCACTTCAGCTCAGTCGTGCTGATTGTCGTGATACTGCTTCAACTCCGCGCGCGGTTTCTTGCATGCTCGACAGGCGGCGCAACTCCGTTAATGCTCTACGGTGTAACCCACGTTCCTTTAATTTCTGTATGGTCTGTTCACATTGCTGAATTTCCCACAGAGAGAACCTGGACGGTGGCGCTGGCTTGGAGAATGCCGGGACATAACCGGGAGCCGCGGAGTAAATGCCAGCGCGACCATCTTTCGTCATGACTGCAACGCCAGTTTCAACAAGCTTTTTCAGAAAGTCATAGCATGAGCGATCATTCAGCCCGACATTTTCGGCGATTTCAGAAACCCGAGCGCCGGGGTAGTAGTGGATGTAATTTGCGATTTTTTCTTTTACTGAAAGCGTCATAGTAATCGCGGCCTTTCGGCCGCCCTCCATTAGCGAACCTGCAGAGACTCGGGGCCAACTTCAAGATGCGCGCCTTGTATATCTTGCCCGGCTTCGATTGCTTCTTTGATTTTCTTCCTATCTGGTGCAACGACTGTTGCCACGTCCACCAATTCATCCGGAAGTTGGTCAACATTGTCGATGATTACTGACAGTGAACCTTTTCTAACCGTTAGCGTATTGCGTTCGGTTTTGAAGTTCTTCAAATCGGCAGCTTGCATGCATTTCAGGATGTAATCCTTCAGATTTTTGGCCTGTCCTGTGAATGATTTTTTACGATCGCTGAGGCGTTTAAGTTCATCATCCAAAGTCTTGGCCTGACCTTCCAGATTTCTAACCAAAGACATGATCCCATCGAATTTATCGCCAAGCGCCAGCTCTTCACCTTCAATCGTGTCGGAGATATCCTCAAGGGTAAATTCACCTGACTCTACAAGAGCCAGAAGCTTATTCATGTTGGCGGCGATACTAATTGCGGTAGTGTTCTGGCTCATGCTGATTGCTCCTGATTGGTTAATTCTGTAACACGTTTGTCTTTAATTTGTGCCAGTCGGCGCAGGCGGCCGGAAAGATATTTCGCATGATCAAGGTCACCTTTAGCCTCAGCGGCTTTACGATGCACCTCGACTTCACGAGCGATCGTGTCGAAAGTCTTTTTCACTTCATTAGGCGTGACACCTTTTTCCATGGTGTTAGCCACACGACTCATTTTTTCATCCAGCTCATTACGGAGACGGGTAACGTCCTCGGCCTTATCGCTGGCGTTTTTAATGTCGAATTCCTGTTTGTTTTCGATCTGATATTCAGGCGTGTCATACAGCCCCAACCAGACATCAGCAGAGAATCCGAGCAGAGACAGCGCTTTTTTCAATGCATCAGTGAGTGATTTTTTCTGTGCTTCGCCATCGCACTTGATGCCATTCTTTGTTTTAAACATGTAAGGAGTTGCACCGTAAGCGATCACCGACCCTTCTTCATCGCCGTTCTGGTACCAGAGACGGATCCGGATGCTATGGTTCTGTTCATAAAGAAGGGTGCCATCACCATCACGCAGCATGCGCGTACCAACAAATTTATCGTCCTTATAAACCGGCTCAGAGAACGGAGCTCCAGGGATCATCCTGTCTTCCTGAATTTCGTATCCCCAGCGGCTACCGATAGGACCAAAAATTTCAGTGGCTCGCATGATCATGTACTCGGCGTTGATACTGGTTCCTTCAAAGCCTGTACCAGTCATCTGTTTTGTGAAGCGCGGATCTGTGCGCATCACACTGCGCCAGATAGCCATATTTTCACGGGCTGTATCTGGTTTCTCAGCCAGTTCTTTTTCAAGGCTGGCACCAACCCCCTGATAATCATTAACAGGTGCTGGGATCTGAGGTTGTTCCGCTTCTACGGCATCGGAATTTTTAGCTGGTGGCTTGGTTAGATCTTCAGTAATCCAATTTTTATCCTCTGCGTTGCTGATCCCCTCGATATACTCGCCACGGCCAGCTGCAAGCTGCTTATCAACGCCCTCACGCTTCGGTAATTCCTCAGCTTGCCATGTGCCATTTTTACGGGCCTGATATTCCTCCTGGCTGATTTCCTTTGCACCATCAGCTAACGCTTTCTCAAGCCCGGTGATTTTGTTAGCGCGCCCGACTTTCTCGCCGTCGGCAAGCAGGAAATAGAAGGGGCCCTGACGCTCTACCTGTTCTTCCTGCGTCGTCTCAGGCTCGACAGATGACAGTTCCGGATCATCAGTGCCAGTTTCTTCCTGTTCATCTGCCACTGATTCAGGGCCGTTCTGCGGTTCTTGTTCGTCGTCATTTTCATTTACCTGATAATCCGGGAGCAGGGGATGCCCTGCAAAACGCTCGCGAACGTAAGCGAGACGGCCAGCATCATCTTTTGCTAATTTGAGATCTTTCATCCCTTCGATAGTTAAAGAGTAAAGTTCGCTCTCAGGCAGGGTGAAGATCCCTGGAATCTCACTCAGCGTTTCATGCCATGCGCACCAGTGAGAGTCGCGAATTTTAATAATCTCTTTTGCATTCTTTACGTCAGATGCGCTGGCATTTTCCGGGTTGACGCCCATCACCAGCATGGCTAACACAATGTCAAAACGATCCGTATCAGCGCCGCTGGCTTTCGCTTGTGCTGCACTGTTTGTTTGCTGAATAGTCTGGGTAGCAGCTTTTTCGCGCGCGATATCCACCACTGATTTAGAAGGTCCAGTTTCCTTGCGTTCAGAGTCCTGGCGTTTTTTCCAGTTATGAAGCTCGGCCTTAATTTCAGGCCATTTTTTGTTAGGTGCGCATTTATGCTTAACCCAGCCAATGGCGAATAACTTGCGCTCCGGATACATCGCGTTAATTTCAGGAGTCTTATTGATGGCCTCGACAATATGACCTTCAAACGTTCCCATCTGATCCTGAAGAAGCTCGGAAGCATCTTCCAGCATGTCCTTCGTAATAGATACAGAGTCATATTTGACGAGAACAGCGTTTTGCATTGATTTTGACAGTTTGTCAAAGTCAACTTCCTTTGTATCACTATTCAGTTTAACGGGACGTTTATTCTCAAAATCCCAACCATAATCATTCAGAATTTCAGCATCCCATGTGTCAATAGCTGCATGAACAATAACTGCTTCGTCTGCGGTCTCGTAAACAACAGTGTCGCAAGCTTCATCGTCAATTTCTGGATATTCTTCTACGAACTTCATTGTAGAAATTGCGCGAGCCTGGCGAATGTTTGCAGCTTCAAATGTGAAGGTGGTTTTAAATGTCGGCTGAATATCATCAGCACCTTTTTCCACAGCGTAAAAAGTATATTGAGCCATGATGTTCTCCATCAGTCTGTAAATTTACTATTAATAATTACTTGTTGGCGCGCGATTTCATCAGATAAATAATCGATAAACTCCGCTATACGCTCTTCAACATGACAAACATCGAAGGCGTTATTTACTGCCAGTTCATCAGCCTTTCCGCCTAATGATTCAATTACTGCTTCCTGAATAAAACGAGGCTTAATTGACTGTGAAAACCATTCAGATAACTCAGCCTCTTTCTCTCTCAGAATGGTTTTGCGCATATCGTCTTGAATACGCCGTTCTTCAACGGCGTCAAAGTTTGATAGTGACAGCATGTGTTACTCTCGCTTACTACCTTGATGGGTTAGGCATAAACAGAACGACAGGATGCACCGATTCCATAGAGTTCTTTGTATCGCGAGTAGGTGGCTCCGTAATGTTTATTACCATCCTCAATATTGATGGTGAGTAGACTGATTTCACGTATTGCACAAACCTCGCAGTGGAATTCACCCAGAACATAACCACCATCAAGAACGATAGTAATCGGTCCATTTGACGGGCAGTGCATGACGCCAGATACAGAGTCATTACATTTGAAAGTTGCAATGACATTATTAACACGACGTAATTCGAATTCTGTAGATTTGATTTCAACTGTACCAAACATATACTCACTCCTGATTTTTGATTGAATGATGCCCTGCCATTTAAGGCATTAATAACAGTTTGCTTATAAACTTAATTAATTAACGCTTCACCATGTCCGTTTAAAAGTATCTCGACATATTCAGTTTTGATAATGGTTTGTTCCATTACTGAATGAACATAAAGACCTTTTTCAACGTTGGCGGATGCTCTGTAAATTCTGCCATGATGTTTAATCATGGTGCCGGGGATGACTTTATTACGCTGTCTTTCTTCAGTGCCGTAATGCTGGTGTTTCATTTAAATATCCTCTCGAATATATGTTGCACCTTATTAAACATCCTTTGCCTGATTTCAGTGTGTTTCGTCGGTGATGCCGTGTCGCTGATCTTCACGGTTGAGCTTTTTCACTCTGCAGTTCATCACCACGAAACACACTGCTACTACTAAGGATTAGCTGAGTGCTTCGACGAACTCCGCAAAGCTCAGTGCCTCTTCGTCTTCTGCAAGGCTGTTGAAATATTCTTCGTATGCTTTATCCATCTTCTGATCCTCTTTGCCTTAGAGCCGGCTAGCTGAACATTTATCTGAGTAATCACTGTGCGGTGATTGCTGTTGATGTGCTAACTTTAGATTTCTCATGGTTTTTGGTCAAGAAAAATTATGAGAAAACTCAATATTTATGGCGTAAAAAATCGCAACACATTGAAAGTGAAGTAATTAAACTATTTTCTGATGGGGCTAAGAGCGGTTGTTACGTTCCCTTGCTTCAAGAAGTTCGGTAAAGAGACGGTTAAAATTCTCAACACGAGCTTTCATCCCTTCTATCTGGGCTACCTGTTCCGATTCAGGAAGGGCCCTATAGAGGCGTAACAGCTCTTGTTCATCTTCTTTCAATTTGGCGGATGTATCGGTGGGGCGTGGAACTTCTGGTGTTTTATCTTCATCACCAAAAAGGATCCACGTAGGAGAACACTGGAGAGCTGATGCTAGTTTGTGCAAATTCGCGCCACGTGGGGCAGTATTGTCACTCTCCCACAGCGAAATTGATGACTCGGAAACGCCTGCTGACTTGCTTAATCCTTTCTGGCTTAAGCCGATTTGCTTGCGTCTTTGTCTAATGCGCTGACCTAATGTTATCTCACTCATTGAGTTATCTTAATATTTCTTGACTTGAGATTCCTTGCTTGCTTAAACTTGAGAAAACTCATGGTAAGGAACAAGCAATGCTAAAAAAAGACGTCATTGAATTTTACGGGACTAGGGTAAAGGTCGCCCGAGCTGCTGGGGTTGATCCTTCTGCTGTCTCGCAATGGGGAGAGCTGGTGCCTGAAAAAAATGCAGCTCGCCTACAGCTAGATTCCGGTGGAGTTCTCCAATATGACCCCGAAATTTATATCAGACATGCTAAGGCAAAACGTGCGACTGAGGTGAATCATGAAAATCAAGCATGAGCATATTCGCGAGGCGTTAAACGCATGGGCGCTTTATCCAGGCGGCCGCAAAACTCCTGTTTCCGCTATTACGGAAGCTTATTTCTCAATGGGATTGCGATCCCCTGAATTATTCGACGATAGCCACCCGGATGCACTGAGCCGCAACACTCAGAAAATTTTCCGGTGGGTAGAGAGCGACTCTCCAGCAGCTGTTGAAAAAATACAGATTTTGCTTCCGGCGATAGAGCGAGCGATGCCGCCGCTACTTCTGGCGAAAATGCGTAGCTATTACTCAGTAACGTTCCGCGAACTGGTCGCTTGCAAGGAGCGAATCGACAGCGAGGTTGAAACATTATTTGGCGCGATGATCGCGTTATCTGATCGAATGACCGGCGGTGGTCCTGCGGGTAATGCCCTGATTCATTGAATTCCTGGTGGAATTGGTGTGTGTGAGTCATTGGGTAATAGTTAAACCCAATGCAGGAGATTAAATGGCTAATTCATGGCTTCGGCTTTGGCATGACATGCCGAATGATCCGAAATGGCGAACTATATCAAGAATATCAAAACAACCTGTGGCAATGGTGCAGGCGGTATTCATTCATCTTTTAGTTAGTGCGTCACGAAATGTCACGAGAGGTCACGTTGATGTCACTGAGGAAGATTTAGCAAGTTCACTAGATGTGACAGAGGAAGAAATAATTCCCATCCTGGACGCTATGCAGGGAAGAGTATTGGATGGTGATTATATTTCTGGTTGGGATAAGCGACAGGTAAACAAAGAGGATAACGGAAACATTTCCAGCACGGCTAAAAGCCCGGCAGAGCGCAAGAGAGCTGAAAGAGAAAGGAAAAAACAGCTCTTATTAAATGAAAAAAGTCACGGTGAGTCACGAGGTGTCACGACTGAGTCACCAGAAGTCACCACAGATAAAGATAAAGATAAAGATAAAGATCTATATCCCCCTTTAAGTCCCCCTGAGGGGAAAACTGGGAAAAATAAATTTGATCCGCTTTCGGTTGAATTACCGGAATGGTTATCTCCCGCGCTTTGGGCTGAGTGGGTTGGATATCGCAAACAACTTGGTAAGCCAATTAAAACCCAGCAAGGGGTAAGTGGTTCGATAAATAAACTGTCGGCCTATCGCGATAAGGGGCATAGCCCTGAATACGTTGTGAGGCTGACGATGGAAAACGAGTGGCGAGGCTTACTCGTTCCTGAAGGGATGACAAGTAATAAACCGCGTGACGTAAACGCAATTTCTCAACCTGATGGTTTTATCCCGAAAGGGTTCCGGGGGTAGCGATGAAAAATATTGTTGGTACCGGCAGTGCGCTTGAGCGCCTGAAGAGAATTATTCCGGCATCAGTGCAGCCAAAATTCACCACCGTCAAAGAGTGGCAGGACTGGCAAGCTGCTGAAGGCCGCAAGCGAGCTGAAGAAGTTGAGCGGCAAAATCACCAGACTCGCACCGTAAATATTCTCGGTCGTTCTGGTATTCAGGAGCTTCACCGTAATTGCTCCTTTTCAAACTACCAGGTGAAAAACGACGGACAGCGCCGGGCATTCACTTTAGCGAAAAGTTACGCCCAGAATTTCGGGGAAGGTTTTGCAAGCTTCGTTTTCAGTGGATCACCTGGAACCGGGAAAAATCATCTGGCTGCTGCTATCGGCAATTTTCTTATCGCTAAAGGCCGCTCTGTGCTGGTGGTGACGCTATCAGACCTGATGTTGCGAGTCCGGGCTTGCTACGACGGCGGCCAGTCGGAAGCCCAGCTACTGGATGAACTTTGCCGCGTGGATCTACTCGTCCTGGACGAAATAGGCATTCAGCGTGGTAGCCAGGGCGAGAAAGTCATTCTGAACCAAATTATTGATGCCGACTGGCCGCCTTACGTCCAGTGGGGATCCTTACGAACCTGAACCATGAAGCGCTTACTGAAACGCTGGGGGAAAGGGTTATGGACCGCTTACAGATGGATGGCGGTATGTGGGTGAACTTTGAGTGGGACAGTTACCGCGCAAATGTGCGTCATCCACGAGCACTGAAATAAATCATAGAAATTTTGGAGTTCGATAATGGCTAAAAATTCGATCGATGCATACGGCGCCAGCGGCAAAAGCAATGTTCTTTTTTTCGAACCGGAAAGTTTGCATCTGGTCACCGATAAGACGCACCCGCTTTACGACGAGCGGATCCATCTGCCAATCAATGAGCCGATGGTACTAAACATCATGGACCAGGGCGTTCTTGAGCCGATCATCGTCTGGAAAGATCCGGAGACAGGGCGCTCCTGTGTTGTTGATGGTCGCCAGCGTGTGCGTCACACCATCGAGGCGAACAAGCGTTTAGCGAAAGAAGGTAAACCTTTGATGATGGTTCCGGCTGTTACTAAACGTGGCTCTGCCGTTCGTATGGCACAGGCGATGGTAAGCGCTAACGAAATCCGCCAGGCAGATACGCCGCTGGGCCGCGCTAAAAAAATGGCTGATGCGCTGGAACGTGGACACGACGAGCAAGACCTCTCTCTGATGTTTGGCTGTAGCGTCCAGACCGTTCGCGCAACGCTGTCACTTCTGGACGCCACCCAGGCTGTAAAGGATGCCGTTGAATCCGGAACGGTCACCGTAACCCAGGCTCGTCAGCTTGCATCACTGGAACCAGAAGCACAGCGCGAGAAGGTGAAAGAGATTGAAACGGCAACCGCGGGTACCTCTGGTCATGAAAAAGCCCGTCGGCAGCGTCAGGTTCTGGGCGACGCTAAGCCACGTCTGAAAACCCGTAAAGAAATTAACAAAGCCCTGGAATCAGCCGAGGGCGAGTATGCCAGCGCTCTCCGCTGGGTACTTGGGGAGGATGTAGCATGACAGATATCAACCGACTGATTGCCAGTCTTAAGCGCCGTTCAGCCCACGTAAAAGAATTTGGCGACGATGTTACGTTTGTAAAGCTTAAAGATATTGATGCGCTGGTTGAGGCGCTGGAGAAGGCGAAGCAGTTGGCCACTCAGCAGGGAAATATCGCCTGCGCGCTTTTCGATGAAGTTACCGCTCTGCGCCAGCGCATCGCCGAGCTGGAAGAAGCAGAGCAACAACTCTGTGCCGCTAACGTGACGCTCGATGCTCGCGCGGAGCAGGCAGAAAGAGAGCGGGAAAACTGGCGCACCAGCTTCGATAACGAGCGGTTCCGCGCCGATAAGCTCAAAGCGCATATCGACGATATTGAACCTGTTCGTGCAGCAGCCGAGAAGTTGGTCCGCTGCAAAGGTCGTTATCACAGCGAGCAGAACTATCGCGCACTGGCGGCGCTGTTTGGCGTGACAACTCCAGACCTTCCGCCGTTGGATAGCGAGTCCCGCACCGTCACCGTGAAGCTGCCAGCAGACAGAGCGGCAGAATCTGAAGTCTCAGGCTATGACGGCACGGAGTTCTATCGTGCTGGCTGGAATGCTCGCGGGAAGGCAGATAAAGAGGCGTTAACCGCCGCTGGCATCAAAGTGGAAGCTGAGTGATGGCTACCAAAGCGCAATTGCAAGAACGATGCACGCGACTGGAAAACGAAAACCAGGAACTCAGCCGCCTTTTGGCAAGGGCAGAGCGTGAGCTTAACAACAGGCTGCTTGATGAAGAGTTGCCTCCTGAGGAAATCCCGTATCGCGTTACCTGCTTGATGAAGTATCACGGCATGCCATGGGAAGTGTTCTGGTGTTCTGAGCACAAGCGATGGATGGATGAAATGGATAGCAGTTTCCCCTATTCAATGACAGATAACTCTTGCCCGGTATGTCGAGGCGAGGAGAGCCAATGACCAATAACCAGTTAACAGACAAGCGCCTGGCGCAACTAGCGAAACGTAATTTCTGCCAAACCAAAGGAGAGGAGTATACGCCGTTTGGCGACGAGGTTGTCTCGATGGCGGCAGAGCTACAGGAACGCCGCAAGGCCGCCGAACCCGAACTAAATCCCGCCAACCTCGCCAATAAATTCTATGAACGCTATCCGCTGGCGACGTTTAAAAGCGACAGCGAAAGAGCTGAGGCATTTGGGTATTTCATGGCTGGCGCAGAGCTCCAGTGCTTTGGTGAGTTTATTAAATACGAGGACTTATGCGGTGATGAATAAATCAACCATAACCAGAGAGCCAATTACTCACTACCTGAAAATTTACCCGGAGTTCTTCTCTGCTGTGTGTACTGGCGTTAAACGTGCGGAACTGCGTAAGAATGACCGTGATTATCGTGTTGGCGACACTCTACACCTGATGGAAACTCCGCGCGGTAGTTGTCATCAAACGGGAGAGTTTATCAATGTGAAAATCACCCATATCACCGACGTTGACGAATGGATGCCGGGTTATGTCCTGCTGAGCATCGAGAGAGAGGCTTTGGATAGCGAGTCGGTGATATTGTACCGGGAGCGCAATCCTTACAACGGCTTAACCACGGGCTGGCAAGAGCTCACTGAAAATGAGCTCTCATTCCTCAAAGAGAATGCCGGGGAAAATGCCGAGTTCCTCAAGCTCTATCGCCACGCGCAGCCAACTGTAAGCAAGCCATGGGGCTATACCAGCGGCATATTAAATCCAGCAGTTGGAATGGCATGCGTTACACCAACGAGGGGGAAAAACCAATTCCCTGTGTACATCGATCCGCAGCCAGCGCCGGTAGTGATGGATGATGAAAAATTAAGAGCGCTATTTGATGCCTGGTTTGCTTCTGATTGTTCTTTTGACCAGTCCCCTGAGGCCTCAGAGGCAGATAACATCGCATGGCGAGAATCCTACTGGTACGTATGGCAACGTTGCCGCGCAGCCATGTTCCAGGCTGGCAACTCTCCGGCAATTCCGGGGGCATGGATTCCGGTAAGCGAGCGACTGCCAGAGTTCGGGGATTATCTTGTTACTGATGGATGCGACTTCGATGTGCAGTTGTTTAATGGTGAGGAGTTTATTCCCGGCTTTATCTGGGAGGACAAAATAACCCACTGGATGCCGCTGCCATCCGCCCCACAGGAGGTGAAAGGTGAGTAAACAGACAATCCGAACCCACACAGAACGTCTCGAAAGGGTTATCGAGCAAGGCGTTGAGCTGCGTGATGAGATGCGCAGGAAAATAGCGAGCCTTGAGAAGACGGTCAGCGCCCAGAAAGCTCAAATCATCAGCGCTGAACGAGCTAAGGAGTTATACCTGCGGCGGCTTGCTAACTACAAGCGCAGACTGATAACTGAGAGGGAGAAGCGGCAAAAGCTTGAGGGGAAAATAATCAAACTAAAGCGGAAGGTTGAGGGTGTTTGAATTCCCTTCAGCAAGCGAAACCATAAAACGCAAACACGCTATTTGTTATCAACAAATCTTAGGTTTGTATTTATGCGAATGATAACCAGAAAGAAACCCGCCTTTACGGAGCTTTATCAGACAGGCGTTCTGACCCGCATCGCGGCTGTTAAAAGCCCTGATGGCGGCGGCTGGCGGTTATTTGGCTTATGGATGGGAAAGGATATTGCTGTTTTCGTAGAGGCCGCTCGTGGAGGCGTCCGGGAATGGTCCAGCCTGGACTATCTCGCTAACTTCTGCGCGAGCTGTGGTATTAGCCTTTGGGAGATACACAACAAAGTTGATCCAAAGCAATTGAAGTGACCTTATGGCCCCGGCATGTTGACTAAAACCTCACATAGATATACTGTTTAAATATACAGTATTTTCGTGTGAGGTTTTATTATGGGATTCCCGTCACCCGCAAAAGACTATGTAGAGCAAACACTTACAATAAACAGACTTTGCCAGATTGATGCTAATTGCCGCGTACTGGAGACGAGTTCGGGTTATGCCGTTATCGATGTTTCCCGGCGACCAAAGCAGGGCGATCACGTGCTCGTTTCTTTCTGCGGGATGATTCAGTTTGGCATCGTTCGCGGTCGCGCGCTAATTACTTCCGATGGTGAAGCGATCGAAGGTGACGCCCTGGACGATGTGGAGGTGAAGGGCGTTCTGACGTTCCTGATTAACCGCGCAACTTTCGTTGATGAAGACCCGAACCCCGTTATTTAACCCCAGACCCGCTACGGCGGGTTTTGTTTTATGTGTCCAAAACATCAAATTAAACATGCACATGGCGTTAGCAAAAAGTGCCTTTAAGGGCTTGACCATTTAACTCTTCAGGTATACTGTTTATTTATACAGTATTTGCATGAGGTATTCATTATGAAAATAGAACTCACAATTGCTAAGGACAAAAAACTCCCAACTGGCGCAGTACCCGCACTTGAAAAGGAGTTGTTGCGCCGTCTGTCCAAGTCCTATGACGATTGCAAATTAAGAATTCGAATTACCAGCAATGATGGCCTGAGCGTTCTGGGCGGCGCTGACGGCGATAAAAAACGTGTAGAGCAAATCCTGCAAGAGACGTGGGAAAGCGCAGACGATTGGTTTTTGAACTAGTTATCCTTTGTCGTTGGCGGGTGCAGCTGCCAGCCTTTAGATTTTAGCCCCTCTGGTGTTGGCTTTGGGGTGACCACGCAAGGGGCAATCCATGCATATTCCAGACAATTTGTTTCCAGGGCTATCGGCGCATGTTGGGCCAGTTCTGATATACCTGGATCGAGGGGAAGTCAAAAGGGGGTTTCCGCTACGAAAAGATGAGTTCGTAACCTCTTTGAAAACACTGGAAATGGCGAAGAAAAAAGCCGGTATTAAAGATACAGAAGCTGAGTAACATCAGTTATAATTGTTGATACGGGTCTGAACAGCCCTCTGAGCAATCGCTGTGCCACGGAGATAAACCGATGGCACAGATTCAACTGATAAAAACTTCATCAACGACACTGACCACGGCGAACGCTGAGGCCAGCGAGTTTTTGCAACGTATAAAAACGGGTATCTGGCTTAACTGCAACGTAACGCAGGCCAGAAATTACTTGTTCCATAAGCGCTTCTTTGCGCTCCTCAATCTTGGGTTTGAATACTGGACACCGACAGGCGGTACGATTACCCCTGCGGAAAAGCTGTACCTGAACGGCTATATTCGATACCTGATCTCCATCGTCGGGAACGACGAAACTCTCTATCAAACTGAGCTCGATTATAACGAACGGGCCGGGAATCGTCGTGCCAATGGACATGCCATCGTCAAATCATTTGAAGCCTTCCGTAAATGGGCGACGGTTGAAGCTGGCTTCTACGATGAATTTATTCTTCCGGATAACACTCGCCGCCGGGAGGCGCGTTCGATCTCATTTGCCAATATGAGCGAGCAGGAATTTCATGAGGTTTACAAAGCTGTTTTCAATGTCCTTTGGAATCATATCCTCTTCCGAGCTTTCCCATCCCAACGAGAAGCCGAAAACGTAGCCATGCAGCTACTGGAGCTGGCCGCATGAGAAAGGTCGATCTCCGAAAATCTGCCCGTGGTCGGGAATGCCAGGTAAGAATTCCAGGCGTATGTAACGGCAATCCTGAAACGTCGGTATTAGCTCATTACCGGCTTGCTGGAACCTGCGGCACTGGTTGTAAACCTGATGACCAGCAGGGCGCTATCGCCTGCAATTGCTGCCACGACGCCATAGATGGCAGAACCAAAACCGAATATACCCGCGACGAACTCCGGCTGATGCATGCCGAGGGCGTATTGCGCACGCAACAAATCTGGAGAGATGAGGGGCTAGTATGATTTACCCAACGGCAACCGGCAAAGCCGGAGAGATTATCCGACTGAATACCCTTGAAAGCACAATGGTGCAGGGACGTTTAAAAATGTGGGGGCGCTGGTCGTTCATCGGCGGCGGTAGCTCAGGGAATATGTTTAACCAACTGCTAGCCAGCAAAAAAATCACCAAAACCGCAATTAACGAAGCGCTTCGTCGCATGAAAAAGGCGGGTATCAGCAAGCCAGAGCTTGAAGCGTTTCTGCGAGAAATGATGGACGGGAATAAAAAGAGCCATCTTGCTCACTGTACCGATAGTGAGGCGCTGATTATTGATCGTGTAGTTGGGGAAACATTCATTGATAACCCGGCAATGATTGCGCTGCTTCATGAACGTTATGACGGGAAGGGGAAACCCAAGAAGGCAATGGCGCGGGATCTCAATGAAAAGCATCCTGAATGGTGTTTGCGTACCTGCGAAAGTCGTATCGACGTATGGCTGCATGTGGCAGAACGGGCACTATACGCACCGCTATGTGATGCGTTCGGTGTTAACTCCGGGAGATTCAGTGACAGTAAAGCGGAAAAACCTTAAAAAAATCATTGCAATTTTGCGCGCAAACTGATTCAATTCGTATATGCTTCGCAAAGCTGTATCGCAAGCGACAAGAAATTTTCCAGAACCCGCCACCGTGCGGGTTTTGTTGTTTTCAGGCCTCGGTAATCACCGGGGCTTTCTTATTTAAGACCGCTGACAGGTCGAATCAGTGCCTCGCCTTTCCCCGTATCCGCTCCTGGACTTCCGGGGATTTTTTATTTCTGGGCTCGCTGTTGCGGGTTCCATTCACACAGCACCTCGAAATTATCGGAGGTGGAGATTATGAAAATGCACAATGATCCTCATACCTGGCCCGATCTGCTTGAGTTGCTGCAGAGCTGGTGGCGCGGAGATACGCCGCTGGGAGCTGTGCTGCTATCTGTGGTAATGGCTGGTCTTCGAATTGCCTACGGCGGCGGTGGCTGGAAGAAAATGTTGCTTGAGGGGCTTCTGTGTGGAGCGTTGACCCTTACTTTCGCATCAGGACTTGAATACATGGAATTGCCAAAATCACTTTCTATCGCAATCGGTGGAGGGGTGGGCTTTGTTGGCGTTGATGCAATCAGGGCATTTGCAATGAAATACATTGGCAACCGGTTTGGTATCGGTGGCGGTAACGATAAGGCGTAAAACATGTCTACAGCTCGCGGTATTCGCAATAACAACCCCGGAAACATTCGTTGGGGCGATGACTGGAAAGGCCTGGTGCCGGCAGCTCAGCGCACAGATAAATCATTCTGCCAGTTTACGTCACCTGAGTATGGTGTACGGGCGATGGTTATCATCCTTCGCAACTATCAACAGAAATATAAGCTGAACACGGTAAGCGGAATTATCAAACGCTGGGCACCGCCGAACGAAAACGACACGCAGGCTTATATCAACAGCGTTGCTCAGGCTACGGGCGTTTCACCAGAGCAGCAGATAAACACCTATGACAGCCGTTTTATGATGAAGCTGCTACAGGCGATCATTAAACATGAGAACGGCGAGCAGCCTTACTCGTTTGATGTGTTTGTTCAGGCGATCAATCTCGCGGGGTAAATGATGCCCACGTTGCTGAAAGAATACTGGAAGCCACTGGCGATCATTTTGCTGGTGGCTTTTTTATTATGGCGTTCCTTTAATTTCGGCGTCGGGACCTCTGACAGTCACTGGCGTCAGAAATGGCTACAGCGTGATATTTCAGATTCGACAGCAATTCTTCATCGAGAGGTTGGAGAACGGGCCAAAGAACAGCGCCGCCAGCAGGCCGCCGACGAGGAACAGAAACGTGCAAATGAAGAACTGGCGAAGGTTCGGGCCGATGCTACTGATGCTGAACGTGCTCGCAGTGGGTTGCAGCAACAGCTACGACAATTACAGCGGCAGCTCGGCGACAGTGAAACCGGCCGCATTTCCGCAGTTGCCGCCACAGGCGCGGCAAAAGCCGAGACCGCCAGAGTGCTTGCCGAGTTGCTTAGCGAATCTGACCGCAGAGCGGGAATCTATGCAAAAGAGGCTGACAGCGCTTATGTCTCCGGCAGCAGCTGCGAACGTACCTACGATAAAGTAACGAGAGAAAATATTGATGAATAAAGCAAACGACCAGGGGCGCGTGGGCTACGGCTGCTCTATTTCTGATGACGTTAACGCCAACATAGGTCAGCTTTCTGTTCCATTAAAAGCAAAAATGCCAACGACAAACGAAGTTTTTTCAATCGTAAAGCAGGTTGAGAAAGAAATGGCTGGTAAGTCACTCAATGCCGAAACAGCCTTTTCTTTCGTAGAGGAAGTAAAAAAGCGAGTGGCTGACCTGATTATCATTGAAGTGGCTTAGCAGCATTACAGAGACCATTTATCAGAGTGGTCTCGATAATGCTTACTCATAAACAAAGCTATCGGTGGTTTCCTACCGCGCACCCTGCGCATAACTACCGATGCTTTTTATTTTGGTAAAAGCGAATGTCAAAAATACTGAAACACCACGAGTTCCACGTTGTTGACGTAAAGAACAACACTGAACATATGCCCGGTACCGTCAAGTTCGCTGATGATTTGCGGGTGGTAGACGGTTACTTCCAGGTATTTTCGCTCGACGATCCAGATACGATCATTGGTATACGCGCCGATAACGTAGATGCATATCGCCTGGTCCCCATATTTGAATAGGTAAACAACCATGCCAAGAAAAGTCATGTCTGCATCCGGAATGCCGGTAATGGCCGCAACGCCTGAGGATATAGAGGGAGGCGGGTACACATTGCCAGCTGCAACAAAAACCGCATTAGGCGGTGTAAAAATGGGGGCCGCTGTCGCTGACTCAGCCGCTACTGATGTTGCTGGTCTGGTGAGTGACTACAACGCATTACTTGCCTCACTGAGGGCAGCAGGCATTATCGCTACCTCTTAAATGGTGACGTCCATAAGGACAACAGCTGATGAGCAAACCGGAAGATAGCGGCCTTGAGCGCGATTACTGTGCCGGGCTGCTTTCCCTCCGGGATATGGCAGAGATATACGGCATCAGTGAAGGGGCGATACGTAAGCGCGCTAAAAAAAATGGCTGGGTACGCAACAAGCCAGAAGGTACGCAAAAAAGTACGCAGGTACGCAAAACAGGTACGCAAAAAAAAGAAGTGCGTACCGTCGAGAAAAAAGCGGTAAAGGAAATAAAAAAAAATCCTGAGCCGGATCCTGAACCTCCAACACAAATATTATTCGATGCCGCGCAATTCGGGCTCAACCAGCAGCAGGGAATTTTTGCTGAAAATATTGCGATGGGGAAAACACGCATAGAAGCATATCGGCTGGCGGGATATTCCTGTGAGGGCGATACGGCGTATGCAGCAGCAAGCAGGCTGTATAGAAATGTTAAGGTCGCGAAGGCCGTGCGCTATCTTCGTGACAAATTCCAGCAGCGTTATTCCGCAGAGATCGACGAGGTAATTCATCAGCTCGTTGCGATCACCCGAGCAAACCCGAATGAGCTTTCACAGTATCGGCGCGTGAACTGTCGTTATTGCTGGGGAGAGCATCATCTTTACCAGTGGCGTGATATTGCTGAATTTGACAGAGCAGCAGCCGCGGCAGAAAAAGACGGGAAAAAAGCTCCTGAATATGGTGGTCTGGGGTTTTGTGATACCGCCGATCCTCATCCTGAATGTCCTAAATGTTTTGGTGAAGGATCCGGGCAAGTTTTTATCCCTGATACTCGCGATCTCGACGGTGACGCTCGCTGGCTTTATGCCGGAGTGAAGCAAACAAAATTTGGTATCGAGGTGCAGTCATTCAGCCAGGAATCAGCACGACGCGATTTAATCCGGCTTCTTGAAATCAGGACTGGCAAGAAAGATTCAGATCCTGCAACTGGTGACAATCCGCGTGAAGATGATGATCTGACCGACGAACAACTGCATGATGCATTAAAGGAGCTGGGGTATGGCCGTCGCAGAAACCAGCTTGAAGAAAAACTCGACGATTCTTAAAGCCTATAAGAAGCGGGCAATTGAACAGGCCAGAAATGGTCTGATGGATTTTACGCTGTATACCAACCCCCGTTATGAGACGGGATGGTTTAACGAGTTGCTTTGCGCTGAGCTGGATAATTTCCTTCGTGAAGTCGAAGAAGGGAAAATGCCTCGCCTGATGATTTTCGCCCCCCCGCGTTCCGGGAAGAGTGAACTGGCCTCCCGGCGCTTTCCGGCGCGGGTACTTGGAAAGCACCCTGACTGGAACGTGATTTCTTGTTCCTACTCTTCAGACCTTGCAAACCGTATGTCCCGCGATACACAGCGTATCGTTGAAGGTAAGCGTTACAGTGAGGTGTACCCTGATACGAGAATGGGCGGTGCCAGAAGCGGGGCAATAAAAACCTCTGAGCTTTGGGAAACCATCAACAGCGCTGGAAAGCTGAATGAAGGCTCGTATCGTGCTGCTGGTGTCAACGGCGGTATCACCGGTCAGGGGATGCACATCGGTATTATTGATGACCCCGCCAAAGATTATAAAACCGCCTCGTCTAAAGCCTACCAGGACACGGTAATTGACTGGTACGACACCACGTTTTTCACACGTGCCGATCCAAAGCTGAACGGGATCATCATTATCCTGACCCGTTGGCATAAGGATGATCTTGCCGGGCAGTTGCTGAAAAAAGCCGAGGAAGGCGGGGAAGACTGGCGCGTTATCAGTTTTCCGATGGAGGCCGAAAAAGACGAGGTCCACGAGCTGAACGGGAAGAAATATAACCTTCGCAAAAAAGGTGAAATTCTTTTCCCTGAGAGAATGCCTCTCTCATTCGTTGCTAAATGCAAACAGCGCGGATCCCTTGTCTGGAATGCGCTTTATCAACAGCGCCCGTCTCCTAAAGGCGGCGGCCTGATTAAATCCGACTGGTTCGGTCAGTATAAAGTCCTCCCGCTTCTCAAATGGCGCGCCATCTACGCCGACACCGCTCAGAAAATAAAGGAAGTTAACGACTACTCCGTTTTCGAGCATTGGGGGCTTGGTCAGGATGGCCGTATGTACCTCATCGACATGATCCGCGGGAAGTGGGAAGCCAAAGAGCTCAAACGCCGTGCTACAGCGTTCTGGGCGAAAGCCAGAGCAATGCAGAACGGACCGCTTCGCTACATGGCCGTTGAGGATAAATCATCGGGTACAGGCCTGATTCAGGATATCCGCGATGAGGCTATTTGCCCCGTTAAAGCCATTCAGCGAGACAAGGACAAATACACTCGCCTGATGGATACGCAGGGCTATATGGAGTCAGGGTTTATTTATCTCCCTGAAAGCGAAGATTTTGTGAATGATTTTCTGGTGGAGATGGAAGGCATCAACACCGAATTTAACACCCACGATGACCAGTTGGATCCGATGATGGACGCGATCGACGATATGTTAATTGTCGATGCACCGATAAGGATCAGCAAAGAGGCGCTCAGGAGACGCTGAGATGAAATTTTTTAAATTCCGGGAAAGAAAAAAAGCGGAACAGCCAACGCCATCGCCGCCACCTCAACCCAAGAAGATGAAAATTAATCCAGTGTTGCTGACTATGGCAAAACTGGAGAAGGCAAAGAAGAAAAAATACATCCACGCTATAGAACGCTACGAGCCGCCAGCAGGCGTTATCCCGGAAGAGATCAGAGATGCCGTACTGGCTATGGACTCAACGCCATACGGGACGCCTGCATTCTCCTCTATGACCATGGGGCAGAGTGGTTTTCCCGGTTATCCCTATCTGGCCCAGCTCACACAGCGCCCGGAGTTTCGGAAGATGGTCAGCGTCAACGCAAAGGAAATGACCCGTAAATGGGTAACATTAACCAGCGTCGGCGATGAGGATAAAAGTGAAAAGATCGCTCTCTTGGAAAAAGCCATGGAGCGTTACAACGTCCGTGAGCTCTTTAAGCTGGCGATGGAACATGATGGTTTTTTTGGCCGGGGACAAATTTATATCGAGGTCAGGACACCAAAAGGAATTGCGGCATCCACAGACCCGGTTGAGTTAGAGACCCGGCTTTTCCGGTCTAACAAAAAAATAACGAAGGGGAGTCTCGTTGCCTTTCGCTGTGTTGAGCCAATGTGGACATATCCGGGGATGTATAACGCCAGCGATCCTCTTGCTGCCGATTACTACAAACCGCAGAGCTGGTATGTCATGGGGAAAGAGGTACACGCTTCACGATTCCTGTCGTTCGTGTCCAGGCCTGTCCCTGATGTCCTGAAAGCCGCTTATAACTTTGGTGGCCTGTCGCTGTCGCAGATTGCTGAGCCTTATGTCGATAACTGGATTCGCACGAGAGACAGCGTCGGCGACATGGTTCACTCGTACTCTACATCCGGGATCAAAACCAACATGCAATCGACGCTGGCGGGTGGTTCAGGGGCAGATATTTATGACCGCGCTGAGCTGTTTAATAACCTTCGAGATAATCGGGGGCTGATGCTCCTTGATAATACGAATGAAGAATTTTTTCAGTTCAATACACCACTGTCCGGCCTCGATACCTTACAGGCGCAATCACAGGAGCATATGTGTAGCGTCAGTGGGCAACCGCTGGTTAAGTTCACTGGCATCACCCCTAACGGCCTTAATGCTTCCTCTGATGGTGAAATACGTGTGTTTTACGACGATATTCACGCGGAGCAGGAAGCTGTATTCCGGGATAACCTGGTGGAAGCGCTTAATATCATCCAGCTTTCAGAGTTCGGGGAGATCGATACCGATATCAGCTTCCGCTTTGAAGCGCTGATGGAGCTCAGTGCAGAGCAAAAAGCCAACATCAGGAAAACGGAAGCTGAAACGGACGACATTCTCGTTAATAACGTTGGCAGTCTGTCGCCGGATGATTCGCGCGAACGCCTGGCAAATGATCCGGATAGTCCGTATCACTCTCTGGAGACCAATTCCAATGACGAGCTCGAAGACGAAGAGGAGTCAGAAGAAAACACCGACGAAAACTTTGAAACGGGTTCAACCTAATGCCGGGATCGAGGCCTGGTACCGGAAAAGGCTGGATCTTCTGATTACCGCGATGAACAAGGATGTTCAGAAATTAATGTCTCAGGCCTACACCAGCAGCGATGCAGGTATTGCCCAGGATGCCAGTCCTGCGGTGGCGCTTCGAAATGCCGCCCGGCGTGGCCGTAAAAAATGGCTGAAGAAATACGATGAGGCCGCCGAAGTTCTGGCGAGAGAGTTTGCTGATAAAACGCTTGGTGCTTCTGACAGGTCAATGCGTAAAAAACTGGATGATATCGGGTTTAATGTCAGGTTTACGATGAATGACGCTATGCGTGACGCGTATCAGGCCACGATAGGCGAGAACGTCGGTCTTATTCGGAGTATCCCGGAGCAATATTTCACCCAGATCGAAACGATGGCGATGCAGTCAGTGACCGCCGGGCGTGATGTTGGCGCACTGACCGATAACATCCAGAAGCAGTTTCACGTCACTAAACGCCGTGCAGCGCTCATTGCACGTGACCAGAACAACAAGGCCACCTCGGACATGGTATCAGCCCGCCAGCGCTCTCTTGGCGCTACTGAGGGGATATGGCGGCACAGTCACGGCGGGAAGTACCCCCGAGAAGATCACGTAAAAGCTGATGGCGAAAGATTCGACCTTTCAAAAGGGCTTCTTATCAAAGGGAAATATGTCTTTCCTGGAAAAGAAATCGGCTGTAAATGTGGCTGGGATATGGTGCTTCCCGGTTTTAACGTCTGACCGGAAATTTCAATGAAAAGAAAAAATCCTGATCGCCTCGCATTCGATCGGGCGAGCGTGCGCACGTACAGCAAAGATGGTGTGCTGCACGTATCCGTAAGCCCTATATCAAAAGCGATGGTATGCCCCTATTACGGGCGAGAAATTCCAGATTCTGAGGCGCTAGGCCTTGAACCTAACAAAATTTATTACCTGTACCGCGATCCTGAAGAACTGAAAAAGGCGGCGGCAACATTTAATAATTTGCCGTTGCTGAATAAGCATATACCCATCTCCGCTCATGATCTGCCGAAAGAAAACATTGTTGGTACCACTGGCAGTGAAGCGTCGTTTGAAGCGCCTTATCTGAATAACAGCCTTGCTGTCTGGGAGGCTGACGCTATAGCCGGGATTGATAGTGAAGAGCAAAGCGAATTGTCTTCTTCTTACCACTACCGGGCAGATATGACACCAGGCGAGGCAGATGGCGTTAAGTTTGATGGCGTGATGCGGGATCTAAAAGGAAACCATGTAGCTCTCGTCCCGGAAGGGCGCGCGGGCGCTGACGTCGTTGTAGGCGACGAACTCCCAGAGGAAATGAAGCAAATGAAGAAAAAAATGAACGCGAAAAATATTGCGCGTCGTGCGGCGCTCAGTGTTTATCTGCGCCCACGCCTTGCTCAGGATGCCGCGATTGATAAAGCAGACCTTACGGCGCTGGTTGTCACTCATGCATCAGGTAAAGCGCTGGCGGCCGCTGTCGCTAAAAAATACGGTAACCGTCTTGCTCAGGATGCCGAGCTGAACGAAGAGGAGATCGAAGAAACAACGGATACCGCCGCAGATGAGGCAGGCGAAGAAGAAAAGGATAAACCCGCTCAGGATGACGATGAAATCCTGCAGACGGTTCTTGCTGCCCTTGAGGGGAAAGTAAACGGCGACGTTCTGGCGAAAATTAAATCCGCTCTCAGTGGTCAGGCTCAGGATGATGATTTGGATCCTGACAATGCCCCTCCGGCACAGGGATCCGATCCTGATGATGACAAAGTGGCGAAACCCGCGATGGATGCGGCTATTAAGTCGGCAAAGGCTCAGGCAAGAAAAGATGCCGTGAAAGATTTCAACGCCATTCGCCAGGCAGAGATCGACGTGAAACCGCTGGTGGGTGATGTGGTGGCGATGGACTCTGCTGAAGATATTTATCGCTACGCGCTGGAACAGGAAGAAGTGGATATCGAAGGCGTTCACCCTTCGGCGTTCCGTTCCCTGGTTAAAGCGCAAATCAGCACCCATCAGGCGCGTAAGCCGGGTAAAACGCCACTGGCGATGGATGGCAAGACCGTAACCGGGTTTGCTTCTCGCTTCCCGAACGCTACCAAATTAGTAAGGAGCTAAAACATGTTTCAGACCCGAATGAACCAAGATTTGCCCATTGGCGTTGAGGGCGATTTTGCGAGTGATAACCCGTACTCCACCTGGTTTGCGGGAGAAGGGGCGTTAGTCGCCAGCGCTGATGGTGTAACCGTCGGGCGTTTTGCGTGGGTTGATGCTGATAACGTCATTGCCTCCAATAAAGGCACTGGGGTGCCTCAGGGCTTTGTGAGCCGTGAAGGTCAGGCACTTATCACAGACTGGATGGGAAATGCCTCCATGGTCATTCCTGAAGGTATGCCCGTTGACCTGAAAACTCGCGGCGATTTCTTAGCGAAGACCACTACGGCCGCAACCGTAGGTCAGAAAGTTTTTGCCAGCCTGACTGATGGAACGATCGCTACTGGTGACGCCGGGGCCACGATGGCTGGCTTTATCGAAACCATTTTCACTGTTGGTAGTGCTGGTGCTGCTAACACCATTATTGCAATTGGAACCTGGGGAAACAGCTATGCCTAAGCATCAAGATTTAGTTTACGCCGAACGTGAGTACGGCATTGTTCTGCCGGGTGAGGATGCCGATTTTCTGGACGCCCGATTTGACGTCTACCGAAACAATCACTCTCTGGCAATGGATGCCGCGCCGCAACTGGTTACTACCAGTAACAGCGGGATCCCGGCTTATCTGACCAACTATTACGATCCGGAAATCATCAACGTACTGGTTACGCCAATGAAAGCCGCGGTTATCCTGGGTGAAACCAAAAAGGGCGACTGGACTACGGCGACCGCATCGTTTCCGATGATTGAATCCACGGGTTTTGTCAGCTCCTACGGCGACTACTCCAACAATGGCCGCACCAGTGCTAACGCTAACTGGGAATATCGCGAAAGCTATCATTACCAGACCGTTACTAAATGGGGTGAGAAAGAGCTGGCGCGCTACGGTGAAGCACAGATCAACTATGCAGCCGAGTTGAACGTCTCCAGTGCGTTGACGCTGGCGAAGTTCCAGAACAAATCGTACTTCTTTGGTATTGCCGGTCTGAAAAACTACGGAATGTTGAACGATCCGGCACTGAGTGCGCCTATCACGCCGCTGGACGACGGAAACGGTAATCTGCAGTGGGATGATAAAGACGCCGAAGCGATTTATAACGATATCGCTCAGGGGCTGTATAAAAAGCTCGCTACACAGCTTCAGGGCCATCTTGAGCGCACGGATGCTATGACACTGTCACTGGATCCTGAAACGGAAGTCAATATGACTAAGACCAATATGTATAAGGTCAACGTTACCGATCTGTTGCTGAAAAACTTCCCGAACATGCGTATTGAAACTGCTGTTGAGTTCAATACCACGGCGGGGCGTATGGTGCAGCTCAAGCTTGATAAGGTGGACAACAAAATCACTGGTTACGGCGGTTTCACCGAAAAAATGCGCGCTCATCCTGTAGTGACGGGCCTTTCTTCCTTCAAACAGAAAAAATCTGGCGGTACCTGGGGCGCGATCATCCGCTTCCCGCTCGGTTTCGCAACCATGCTGGGGGTTTAAGATGGGGCGAGGCAGACCAAAGAAACAGCCTGCAGAGGCTGAGCAAACCAACGAACGGCGGGAAATCCCCGCTGTTTCTGTTTCTGAGGCTGCCGAACCTTCACAGCCTTCAGAACCCATCACCAACGAACAACCCTCACAGGATGAAAATAATCACATGAGCGAAAAGAATACTTCCGGCGGTACCGTCATCGTCGGCTGCAAACTACCGTGCGGTCTTGTTATCAGCCACGGTGGAAAATCCGTTGAGTTGAAGGGCTCCCGTGAGTCCAAAATTCTTAATGGCTTTGGTATGACGCCGGGTGTAGACGCTGAATTTTTCGAAGCATGGAAAAAAGTACATAAAAACATGCCTTACGTAAAAAACGAGCTGATTTTCGCCTACGCCGATGAACGTAGTGCGGCAGACATGGCCGACGAGCGGATCAAGGAAAAAACAGGTATGGAAGGTCTGAATCCGGATAAACCGGGCAAAGACCTTGAGCGCGTTCCTGAAGAAGAAGAGGACGAATAATCATGGGGGTCGTTGTCTTTGATGTTGAGAAATTCCGGCAGCGCTATCCGGAGTTTTCCTCCGTTTCTCCAGAACTGCTGACCGATTATTTCAACGAGGCAACGATCTACCTCGATAACACTGATCAGAGCCGTGTGCAGGATGTAGCGCAGCGAGCCGTGTTACTGAACATGCTGACAGCACATATCGCGAAACTGAACTCAGGGAGTAACGGTACGGCGGCATCTGATTTGGTTGGTCGTATCAGTAGCGCTTCTGAGGGATCTGTCTCTGTATCTGCCGATATGGGGCCAGTCTCAGGCTCAGAGGCCTGGTATCTTCAGACAAAATACGGTGCTGCATACTGGACCGCTACAGCGCCATACAGGACGATGCAGTATGTACCCGGCCGGAGTTACTCACCTGCAGGCTATCGTTCGGTCCTACGTTTCCGGCGGAGGTAATAACCATGGCTGCATTTTCTGGCGGTGATGCGTTGACGCAAAAGCTACTGGAGATAGAAAAAAACCTCGGCAAAGGTGAATTGTTGAAAGTTGGATTTCTGGAGGGGGCGACATACCCGGATGGAACGCCCGTTGCTCAGGTGGCTGCGACACAGGAGTTCGGGGGGGAAATAGACGTCCCGGAACAGACGCGGGAGGTTTATTTTAAACAGAATAAAAATGGCAGCGTTGGTAATAAGTTTGTTCGAAAAGAAAAGGCGAATTTTGCTCAGACCGTTTTCATTCCTGCTCACACTATCGTTATTCCCCCACGACCATACTTCCGCAAAATGATCTGGGCTCAGTCGCCGGGGTGGGGCGCGCTGGTCAATAAGGCGATCAGGAGTAGCGACTACGACGCAGAGGTTGCTATGCAGAAGGTCGGAGAAATTATCAAAGGCCAGTTGCAGAACTCCATTCGACAGTTAACCGATCCGCCTCTGGCGCAATCCACTATTGAACAAAAAGGGTCAGATAAGCCGCTTATATTGACTGGGCATATGTTGAACTCTGTAGATTATGAGGTGAGCGAGTGAACCTTCATTCGATCGTTAGCGGTGCAATTGGCGCTGTAAACCCGCATGTTGAAGCGAAAATTTATCGTTCCGTTGGTGCGGTTAAAAATCCTGATTATTCCACCACACCCGGTTTTGCTGAGCCGGTAACGATGATGGTCCAGAAACAGGCACTAAGTCAGGCCGATATCCGGCACATGGATAACCTGAATATTCAGGGGATTCTGGTCAATATCTGGACCAATGGCAATTGGTGTGGTTTGGATCGGGATAAGCAGCAGGGGGGCGATAAGTTCGTTATCGGTGATGAAACCTGGCTGGTGGTTGCGGTTCCTGAAATCTGGCCCGACTGGACGAGGGTTATTGCATGTCAGCAACTGACGTAGAACTCCAGGTAACCGATAGCGACCTGTTTAAAGCCACTGGCGATTTCCTTTCTTCCTTGTTTCCAGCCGTTGAAGTCCTTCAGAGCCAACAAAACCAAACATCCATGTCGAAAGGCGGATTCATCACGATGACGCCGCTTTTTCTGACTGACCTCTCTACCAACTCCATCACCTACGAGTACGACGGTGTAAGCGAGTATGGAAAAGAGCATTTACGTCGAGTGGATGAATGGCAATGCCAGCTCGATTTTTACGGTAAACAGGCGCAGAACAACGCGACAATATTTTCTCGCGTCGTTCGATCGGAATTCGCCTGCACCTGGTTCAGGGAGAACGCGAATGTTCTTGTCCCGCTTTATTCAGGCCCACCCCGGCAAACCACAATGATCAACGGCGAAAACCAGTGGGAATCCCGCTGGACGCTTGAATTCCACGCAAACCCGCTGACGGTCGTCAGTGTTCCTCAGCAGTTTATGACTGGTGCCAATGTGATATCGGAGCCAGTTGATGTGAGATTTCCTCCGGAGAAAAAATAAATGGCAATTTCGCTATCTAAAATCGCCCAGATGCTGCCCGGCGTTCTGAAGGCGACGGGGACGGCTATTGATTTAAATGGCCTGTTTCTGACTGACAGTCCTTATGCGCCTGTTGGTGCAGTACCTTCGTTTTCCAGTGCTGATGAAGTCAAAAGCTATTTCGGTAGCGTCTCGACGGAATACACAGCGTCTGTGGTGTACTTCGCTGCATATGCGAATAAAACCCAGATGCCGGGGAAACTTTTCTTCAGCCGGTTCAATGACGCCGCAGTTGCTGCGTTTCTGCGTTCCGGCTCCCATGCGACTACTACACTAGCGCAGATTAAATTGATGACCGGGACTCTTACCCTGACCGTTGACGGCACAGAGGTAACATCCGAGACGATTAATCTCAGTGCTGCGACCAGCTTTGATAATGCTGCAGAACTTATCGAAACCGGGCTCGGAGCATCGGTTACGGTCGTGTGGGATAGTGTGCTGAAAAAATTCATCATCACGTCGGCAACCACCGGGGAAGCGAGTTCGATCACCTTCGCCAATGATGAGACCTTTGCTCAGTCGTTAAAACTGACGGAGGCCACTGGCGCGGTGATCTCTCAGGGCGCTGTACCCGCTGTCGTGGATGACATTTTTACCGCAATCCTCGCCGCTGAACAGGACTGGGTAACCTTCTCCACTACCTTTGCCGTCGATAAAGACCAGGCGAATGAGTTCGCGCAGTGGACGAACGGCCAGAATCATCGCTTTGCGTACGTGCCGTGGGACGCAACCGGCGCGGCTATCGTCTCCGGGAGCACAAACGCGCTGACCTATGACATTATCAATACGTACGCCTACAACGATACCTGCCCTGTTTATGGCTATCCAAACCATGCCGCTAACGCGATGGGGTTTGTGGCTGCGCTGAATTTTAACCAGGCGAACGGGCGTTGTTCCCTGAATGGTCGCCAGTGCTCGGGGTTGTTGCCGATGATCACCAACGACACCGATTACGAAGCCGCTAAAGCCAATGGCTATAACTTTTACGGTAAGTACGCCGCAAACGCCGTTGAAACTAACCAGTGGGCGCCGGGGTCCATCACTGGTGATTTTGCCTGGCTTGATGCATGGGCGGGGCAGGTGTGGATTAACGCGCAATTGCAGGCGGCCCTCGTGGCGCTTTTCCAGCAGGCAACCAACTTACCCTATGCCACTGCGGGTAAAGCACGTATTGAGTCGTGCATGAAGCCGTATATCGAGCAGTTTAAAACGTGGGGCGGTTTAACAGCCGGCACCGACCTTGATCAGTCCCAACTGGACCAGATTAAGGCGATTACCCAGGTGGATGTTTCTGATGCGCTAATGGCAGACGGTTATTACATCTACATCGGCCCCTTCACTGCAGCCATGCGTTCGCAGCGTACCAAGCCAACCGTTTATTTCTGGTACACGGATGGCGGCATTATTCAGGGCATTACCGTTAACAGCGTGGAGGTGCAGTAAATGTCCAATCAAAATATTACGTCGGCTGATGCGATCATTGAGCTTGTTGTCGCTGAGCTTTATCCGTCAGGTTTCAATCTGGAGCAGTTCGAAGCCCAAAACATCTTTGAAATGGGCGATACGGATGCTGCTGAAACACAGCGTACTGCAGATGGTAAGCTTCTTGCCGGTTTTATTTATGGTGATCTTCCGTGGACATTCCACCTCGCGGCGTCATCTCCATCAATTCAGTATTTTGATACCTGGCTGACTACCCAGATGACGGCCAGAACAATCCTCCGGTGTAATGGAACGGTCATTCTTCCCTCTCTCGGTAAAAAATACACCATGACGAATGGAGTCCTGCAACGTGCTAAGCGTATGCCGTCTGCGGGGCGTGTTCTTCAGCCTGTAACTGGTGTAATTCAATGGGAAACCATTACCCCTTCCAACTATTCTGCGTGAGGTAACAATGGCGCGTAAAACGATTGTCTTTACGGTAGAAGCTGATAACCGTGATAAAGGAAAAACCTTCAAAATTACCGAGATGCCAGCAAGAAAAGCCGAGGAATGGGCAATTCAGGTGGCTTGCGCGGTGATGGGGGCGGGTGTCTCTGTTCCCGATGATGTTATGTCGGCTATTGGTGCTGCTGTTGCCCCAGCTCCTGCTGTTGAAGATCAAGCAGCACTTGAGCTTTATGAAAGTGTCATGGCAAGTGGAATGGCTGGTCTGGCTAAATGGGGCCTTACCTCGCTTGCTAAGGTGCCATTTGCACAGTCGAAGCCTCTTCTGGATGAGTTGCTTACCTGTGTGAAATTCGTCGGTGGGAATGGCATAGAAACCCCTCTGGTTGATGAAGGCCAGATTGAAGAGATCAGTACCTGGACTCGCCTGAAGATCGAAGCCTTTAAGCTCCATGTCGCTTTTGTCAAAGCCACCGCAAATTAAATATCCCTCTGTCCGTTCCTGACGATTCGGCGCGCGGTTTAGTGCAGTACGAAAACGTGCCGCGCACAATTGCCGCCGTCATATCAGGAAAAATGGCAAAACTCCACGAGCTGGATACCGTTTACGGCGTCCAGGATATGTGGTGGCTGATTGAAATTATGACCGTGGATAACACGAACAGGGTCATAGCGGAGAATAACGATGGCGGCAACGGTAATTGATGCACTCATGGTCACGCTGGGCCTTGATGCCTCTAATTTTCGTAAGGGTCAGAAAGAAGTCAGCGATGATCTGAAGAAACAGCGTGAAAATGCCCAGAAAACAGCTAAGGAGATGGCAGAGCAGGGGAAAAAGGCCGCGTCCTTCTTTGGCAGTATTAAGACCGAGCTCCTGGCCCTGGCTGGTGTTACCGTTACTGCTGGCGGCCTGATGAGTTTTGTAAAAAACACAACTTCAGGCCTGATGGATCTCTCTATTCAGTCGAAAGCATTGGGGCTTTCTGCTAAGGAGCTTGATGGTTGGTCGAAGGCTGCAGATGCAGCCGGGAGTTCTGCCGCAAAAATTGGTGCATCTCTACAGGGGTTTCAGAGCGCAATTCAAGGGGCGAGGGTTGGCGATTATAACAGCCCGATTTTTAATGGCTTTAAACAGCTGAATGCCCTTACCGGACAAAATTTTGATGTCTGGGGGCAAGATGCCAGCTCTTTGATGAAGACAGCCCTCGAAGCGCTTCGAAAAATCAAAGATCCAAATTTACGCCGCCAGGTTGGGTTTAGTCTCGGCCTTGATGATGCAGTTTTACAGCGCAACCAGGAAGGGGAATTCCTTCCAGATGTTGCAAAATATACTGCAAACTCAGGGAATACTGAGGCTTCGATAAAAGGCGCAAAAGAATTCACTGAGGCATGGACGGTTCTGGATCAGAATCTTGAGACCACCAAAAACCAGTTTTATACATTCCTGATCCCGTACATCAGGATGTTTAATAACCAGCTTATTGAGCTTTCAAACTGGATGAAATCGCACCCTAAAGAAATGAAAGATGCGATCGATTCCATTTTGGTGGCGCTAAAAGACCTGATTGGCCTCGCCAACAAAGCAGCTGATGCCGTTGGAGGATGGAATACGGTGATCATGGTTCTGTTGGGACTGAAAGTCGCTTCATGGTTCCGTGGAATTGCATTAGCTATTAATGGCCCCGGCGGCCTGATTTTCGCAATAACTGCCCTATATCCGATTATTGATGGATTGTTATCCAGAATCATCAGCAAGGAAAATAAAGATTGGCTGCAAAACCACGGTATTTTCTTTACTTCTACCGGGGAATTCTTTTTTAACAAAAAAGCTGCTGAAGAAAGGCAGAGGCAGATTGATTCTGGCGCAGCTCCAAATGGATCCCAAAGAACAACCCCAAACGCTTACCAGCAGGGCATGATCAATGCACAAATGGACCTCTCAACGGCAATGAGGTTGGATGTAGGGCAATATCAGCCAAATATTCCATTAAACGCCAAAGCAGCCAAATTAGGGGCAAAGGGGAAAGCTTTCCTTCAGGCCATGGCTGGCGAATTCGGCGCGCTGGAAGGCAAGTATGGCCTCCCTGCGGGGTTACTTTACTCTGTTGCTGCCACTGAATCTGGTGGTGATCCATTCGCTCAGTCAGGCGCTGGAGCTAAAGGTCTGTTCCAGTTCATGCCCGGAACGGCAAAGGATATGGGACTGAAAGGCCGAGATGTTTACGATCCTCACAAATCGGCAGAGGCCGCGGCAAAATATCTCCGTTATCTTCAGGATGCAACCGGCGGGGATCTGGAGGCCACTTTAGCTTCGTATAACTGGGGGTTGGGGAACGTTAAGAAGAAAGGTCTCAGCAACATGCCTGAGGAGACCCGGAATTATGTTCCTAAAGTCATGGCGGGGATGCGGCCAGGAGCGGGGATGGCGGTTGACCGCGAAATGCCAGGGCAATCGGGTGCAACCTATCAGTTCTACGGTACCAAAATTACTACCCAGGCGCAGACCGTGGAACAACTCACCAGCGATATCAAAAAGCACGGTGATAATCGTGTGATGCTCCTGGCTGGCTACTCAGGACAATAACCATGTCGTTCTCTTTAAATGTCTCGACAGTGCTCTCTGCCATTCAGGGGGGGAGCCTGCTATCAATACTAAACAGCGCATTATCCCCAACTTATAAAATCACCTATAACACTGTCGATGAGTCATTATTGACGGTGACGGCCGGGCAGGAGGTCTTTACTCCTTCCGGTTGGGTTAGCGTTGATCGGTACGGTGATGCGATGGTGACGAAAGGCCCGGTGGAGAAGGGGCAGTATTCGTCCTATAACAAGGTCAGGCAACCTTCTGAGCTCCGGATCATCTTCGCCCTTGAAGGATGGACCGCTTTCTCTGGTGCTCTTCCTAACCTGACGAATTTCTCACTTCTGAGCCGAAATAATTTCATTCAAAAACTGGATGAGATGAAAAATACGGCCAGCACCTTTGATATCGAAACGCCGGATACGGTGTATTACGGGTACGATCTGACTCACTTTGACTATTTTGTTGGTTCTTATCGTGGGCAAACGCTGTTAATGGCGAACTGTACGTTTGAAGAGATTATGAACGGCGGGGAAGTCATGCTTTCGAACGCGGTGATTGAAGGGCCACCCACCGACAACGCAAAAACGAATAATGGTAGTGCTGCGTCGACAGAGATAATTACCGGCTCTACTAAAGAGGCGTCATTGAGCGATGTAAAAAAAGCCTGGTCCAGCGCTAACTCATCGTTATCAAGCGCGCTACAGTCCACAGGGGGTGCGATAGTCTCCAATGTTAATTCTGCTGCTGAGTCTGTATCTCAAGTTTGGGACAGCACATCTACGGCGGTATCAAAGCAGATAAAAAGTACGGTCTCAGATTTTCTGGAAAAGGTAATGTGAAATGCAGGAGATAAGTTTAAAACCTTCTCTCTCGCAGAAGGTTTATGTCACGCTTGGCGGTCAGAATTGCGCTATTAAACTTCATCAGCGCTCTACTGGTTTTTATGCAGACCTTTATGTTGATGAAAAGCCTGTTATGCAGGGTGTTCTTTGCCTGAACTGTACTTACCTTGTCAGATATAAATACTTGGGATTCAGCGGCGATCTTATTTTTGTTGATACAAAAGGGGATTCCGATCCTTCTTATGATGAGATCGGAACCCGGTTCCGTTTGTATTACGCAACAAGTAGCGAGGTTGGTAGATGAGTTATAAGCAGAGGGAGCTAACGGTCTCTTTCACGCTGGCGAATGGTACCTTTGATGGTGATGTTGGTGACACACTAACGGTTAAAGGGTTTAAATGCGAAGCAGCTATCTCTGCTTTTGGCGGAGCAACAGGAACGATACTGGAGCTTAGCCTATGGGGACTTTCTCTGGATAACATGGCTAAGTTGACAACTAACGCGCAAAAAATAATTGCCTCAGAGCAGAATGCCATTCGGGTATATGCTGGCGATGATCGTGTTTTTTCCGGATCAATTACTTCAGCAAGAATCAATCTTAATCAGATGCCGGACGCTCCGATAGAGATTACAGCAGCGGCTGCTGGCAGGGAACGTCTTATCCCCTGTGAACCTACGTCGATTCGTGGTGATGTTGATGTTGCAGATATGATTCGTGCCCTTGCCTTTAAAGTAGGTCTTAAATTTATCAATGTCGATGTAAAGGCTACTCATAGTAACCCTTATTTTGAAGGGAATGCTGTAGCCCAGATATTGAAAATTGCAGCGGCTCATAAAATCACAGCAAATATCGACTTCGGAACGGTAACAATTTACACAGGTAAAACGCCTTCTGATTCTGTTGTCCCTTATATTTCTCCTGCTACGGGATTGATTGGGTATCCTATTTTTTATGATCAGGGTATAAACTTCCGCTGTATATATTCTTCGTCTTTAAAACTAAATACTAAAATTATCCTTGAAACTAATCTTCCGCATGCTAGTGGAGAATGGATTGTTCAGGCTGGTACGACTCATTATCTATCCTGCAAAGTTCCTGGTGGGCTTTGGGAAACATTTGTCGTGGCAGCTCCAGGGTTTCTAATCAATGGGAGTGATAATGTTAACCAAGCAGAGTCCTGAGAATGCTTCGTGTCATGGGAATGCTGTTTTAGCTCTCATAGCCGAAGCGTCAAAAGGAAATATTTTTGCAGATATAGTCATCGTGAAAGAAGTAAAAGATGGGGCCCTTACTGTCTTCCCTTTAGTAAGCGGAACTAACGCAACTGGAGGGGAAATTAAGAATCAGAGTGTCTATGATATTCCTTTCATACAGTACCAGGCAGGAAACAGCGCTGTAAAAATGACTCCAAGGGTTGGTGATATTGGCTTGGTGATAGCCTGTGACAAGGATATAACAAATGTCAGAAAGTCGAGGAGAGGAGGACCAGCGCCGACTCAGCGCCAACACTCATATTCAGACGCGGTTTACATAACAGCGATCGCCAGTCTAAATGGGGAGCCTACCGAATTCGCGGAATTTTCTGGTGATGGCATAAACATCAAAAGCCCCGGTGTGGTGAATATCAATGGTGTGAAAATCCATCCTAACGGAAAACTTCAGTTGGTTGACGGTTCCATCGTTGATGGTCATGACCATGGCGGGGTAGAATCAGGAGGAAGCCGTACTGACCCCTTGGAGCCTTAACAATGATAAAAAAATATTTCCTTCTGGCGATTTCATTTTCTTTAGCTGGCTGCGTAATGTCTCCAGCCGATTACATTGATTATCAAAAAGCAAATAACTTTGATAAGACAAAATTTTCAACAAACGCTGGCGGGATGCAATCCGTTTCTGACTTGCGAGAAATTTACAGAAATGTGACTGGTAAAAATCTTCCGGAACAAGACACTAGTGATTGTCGAAAGGATAAAAAGTGTTACTTCAACAGATACAATGATCTTCTTCACGATTTAATGTACCAGCGACAGATAGAAGAGCAGAAAAGGGAGGGCGCGAAGCTTGCCCAGGAAAAAGAAGCTGAATGTCAGGCCAGTAAAGAATGTATGACGAAAAGAAAAATTGATTCTGCCTCCTATGATTTAAATAGCATTTATTACAGCATCATGGCCCAGAACCCTTATCTTCAAGCAGATTACGACGGCTTTATCAGGCGCACATGTCGTGGCGCTGGAGTAGGTCAACGTAACGGTATGTCGTTGGAGGCATTGCAACAGAAAATTGATTTAGTTGAAGGCATTGCACCACAGACCAGATATGAGATTAAACAGATAGCTGAGGCTTGCTGGACTCTAAGTAAATATGGAGTCCCTGACGGAACCACTCAGATTAAGCCAATGTACTGACTGGATAAACTTCCAAACCAGGTAATGAACCTCGCTCCGGCGGGGTTTTTTTATGGGTGAAATTCATGAAAACCACCTCTTTACTGCTCGACCCTGAAACATGGGATCTCGTCGTTGATGATCTTGGAAATATTGCCACGGTGGACAACCCCTACGCTTGCGCTCAGGACGCTGCAACGGCATGCCTCGCTATCCGAGGAGAGTGTATTTACGAAAAGGATACCGGTGTTAATTACAAAGAACTTCTGAACGTTAAGGCCAGTACAGGTGCAATGGCCGCAGCACTTCAAATCGAAGCACTGCGAATGGACTACATCGCCCAGGCAGAAGCGACTTTGGTTAACGACCGCAATACTCGTCGAACATCCGGAGTAATCGCCATCGTCGATACTAACGGACTAATTTCAAACATCGCACTGTGAGGGGAAAATGACCACAATTTCTACCGCGGTACCATCGGTAACCTTCTCTACAAGCGGGCTGGATGTTCCTGATGAAGGCGATATCCTCGCGGGTCGCCAGGCTGACATTAGTTCTGCATTCGGTTCCGCGCTAAGTAACAACTTAAAAACCCCACAGGGACAACTTGCAGTAAGCGACACTGCCATTATCGCCGACAAAAACGATCAGTTACTGGCCGTCGTGAATAACATGAACCCTGATTTTTCTTCCGGGCGATTTCAGGATGGGATCGGACGCATTTATTTAATCGACAGAATCGCTGCAGTTGGTACGGTTGTAACGGCTACCTGTTCCGGTGCTGTTGGAACTCTCATCCCGGCAGGTTCCTATGCAACGGATAACAACGGCTACATGTATGTTTCGCTTGCCGACGGAACGATCGGAGCAGACGGGACAGTTAAAATTGAATTCCAGAACCTGACCACTGGCCCTATTGCCTGCCCGATTGGCTCCCTGACAAATATCTATGTTGCGGTGAGTGGCTGGTCGAGTATCACGAATGAGACCGCAGGTGTTGCGGGTTCGGACGTTGAGAGCCGTGCAGCATTTGAATATCGACGTCGGCAGTCTGTTGCCCGTAATGCTTTCAACACTACCGCCGCCGTGCGAGCGCAGATTCTGGAGGTGGAGGGCGTTCTGGATGCGTATGTTATCGACAACAAGGAGCCTAATCCCGTAAATAAAGGCTCCACGAACTATCCCCTTCTTGCCAGCTCTATTTATATCGGCGTTTACGGTGGTTCTGCTGAGGATATCGCGGCCGCCATAAACAAAAAACTCCCACCTGGCACTGTCATGAATGGTGATACCACTGGCACGGTATACGACACGGAAAACTACGATGCGCCGTATCCGGATTACACCTACAAATGGAAAACGCTGGATGCTGTCAGTGTGCATATCAAAGTTGAATATGAGGCTAACGACGGACTGGCATCAGATATCAATGATCAAATTAATAAAGCCGTTCTGAATGCGTTTACAGGGGCTGACGGCGGTACACGTGCGCGCTGTGGGGCCCGAATTTATGGAAGCCGGTTTATCGGTCCGATTCAGGCGCTCGATGATCAGAATATGAACGTTCTTTCGGTACAGGTCTCCCTCGATGGGACAACGTGGTCCAGCGCCCTGACCATTGGTATTGATCAAGAGCCTACGCTCGACGAAACAAACATTATCACGGAGGCAGTCAGTGAATAATGTTGAATGGACTATCTACGCAGAGTACGTCAACTCTGAGCGGCTAAGGTCGCTTATTGATACCTTCAATGCTTCTGTCGCACCAGAGGACTGGATAGACACGTTCTACGACGTTGTTTTCAACATTGAGACCTGCGAGGACTACGGGCTGATGTGTTGGGGGAAAATTGTTGATGTGAGCCGGTTGCTTACGGTGACGCCATCACAACAATATTTCGGTTTCGGGGAAGCAACCAGCACCCCGGCAGAACTTACTGATCCCCGGCCATTTAACCAGGCACCATTTTATACCGGTGCGCAGGACACAAACACGGTTGTTCTGACCAATGACGCTTACCGAAAACTCATCATGTGTAAGGCCATGGCAAATATTACGGACTGCACAGTTCCTGTGATGAATCGCATGCTGATGTATATGTTCGGTGATAGTGGTCGCGCTTATGTGCGCGATGATGGCAACCACGTGATGAGTTACGTCTTCGAATTCACCCTTTCAGAGTCGGAGCTGGCAATTGTGCAAAGCTCCGGTGCGCTTCCATCCCCGCCAGGGGTAAAAGTTAATATTGTTCAGGAGGTCTGAATTGAACAATTCAGCCATACCATCTCGTCTGTCGGTGGTTTTTTCGGTAAATGGTGACAAGAATACGATCCCGACAAATTCAACATCCGAAACACTGGCTCAAGGGCTGGCTGCGATGGACTCGGGTTTCCCTCCACTGACTAGAACTGCGTTATCAGCAGGCGGTAAGCCCCCACAAGGACAGGATTTCAACGGTATTTTTAATGATATTTATACTCGTCTGCAATGGTCTGCTGCCGGGATGGGATACCCTTTTAATGCAGGTTTCAATACGGCAATTGCAGGGTATCCGAAAGGCGCAGTAATCCCATCAAGTAATTACGCAGTATCGTGGATTAATACCGTTGATTCTAATAATACAGCTCCGGAAAAAACGGACGCTACCTCATCCGGATGGATCCCATCATGGGGTTGTGGCTCGGCCACCATCTCTATTTCTACCGCAAACGTAAAAGTGACGGATCTGCAGGCAGCTAACCCTCGACTAATTCTCACTGGTGCTTTGACTGGAAACAGGATCCTCTATCTTCCCCCTTGGGTAAAAGACTGGACTATTGAAAACAATTGCACGGGTTCTTCCTACTACGTCTTGCTAAGCACCGTAGCAGGTGGCGATACGGTTAAATCATCGCCGGGAACTATCACGCCTGTGCATTGTGATGGCGTTGGGATCAGTTCGTTGCTTGCTGCAAATGGCAAAAGTGTATTCATGGCATCTGGCAGCTTCACCGTTCCCGATAACGTCACCAGAATCAAAGTAACCATTGTAGGTGGTGGTGGTTCCGGCGGTGGATGCCAGGGCTCGTCTGTGAATGAAACAATAGGTGGTGCTGGTGGGGGTGCAGGAGGAACCGCTATCGCGTGGCTGACAGTATCACCCGGAATGGTATATGCGGTTACCGTAGGCGCTGGTGGTGCTGCTGTAACGGGTGCATCTGGAGGCAATGACGGGAGAGATTCATCTTTCGGGACGTCAATAATTGCCAAAGGTGGCCGTGGTGGTGGTTATAACAATACGGCTAATGGGGGTGGCGCTGGCGGTTCAGCTACAGGTGGTGATATCAACATTTCCGGAGGGGAGGGGGCTGATGGGCAAGCCGGAGAGTATTTATACCCTGGGAATGGCGGCGCATCATCAATGGGTGGCGGTGGGCGCGCAGGTGATAAAGGGGGTAATGCTGGCAATGCTTATGGCTCTGGAGGCGGTGGTGCATACGATACTGCCAAAAGTGGTACGAGGTATTCCGGTGGTGCAGGTAAACAAGGCATCGTCATCGTAGAGTGGTAAGCAGGTGTAAATATGTCAATAACAGATACCCAACAGGCAGCGCAGTTTTCTGCGAATGCCGCGGTTAGTGCTGCCGAAGCGAAGCAATATTTACTGCAAGTAGAGCAAGGCTATCAGGACATTAGTAAGGCTTCTCAGGAAGCGATAAACGCAGCCACTGATGCCGAGGCTTCAAAAAATGCCTCGGCTACCTCTGAGGTTAATGCTCAACAGTCAGCAACAGAAGCCAGTGAGGCAAGAGATGAGGCAGTTGCTGCCGCATCAACGGCTGCTGAATTTGGCGACAATAAATTTACTTTTTATAAAACCTCCAGCGATCCTGATGGTACGCTCGCCGGGTTAGCGGCCACGACCAATGGGCAGTCATTCCGCGTTGCACAGGGTGTGGACGGATCAGATGCGTTCATTACCTACCAGAACGACAATGGTGTAGCGGTAGCGCAGGCTGCACAGCCTGGAACCGCAGCAGTAACGGGGACTATTCGCGAATTTCCTACACTGGAAGCAGCACAGGCAGACGCAGAGGCTGGCAATATCCCGATTGGGTCAACTGCTTATTACCGGAGCCCTGATGATGATGCACTTGCTATTGAGGTTATCAATGACAGTGGAACGCTGTCAGCGACAGGCAGAGTAACGCCCTCTCAGGGGTATGTAGACAGGGTGATAAACACCTCAACAGCCAACGGAAATATTGTAATCACTCTTGACGCTGACGCCAGTCCCGTAGAGGTTCGTGATGATTTTGGCGGCGTGAATATTCCGGGGGTTCCTGCTTCCGTACAGGATATTTTGCATCAGGTGCAGAAGAGCGCCGCCCCGGCAATCCTCCGCCTGACTGACGCTGAGAACGCCGCATACGCCTCTGTTGATGAGTATGGCGGTATTCATCTTCCGGGTATGCCGGAGAGTATCCAGGCCATGCTCACTGGCATGAAGCAAAATGTAGACCGCTTGAGAAAGCGCGGCATGGTGCTGGATGCCAGAGATTGTGGCTTGAATGTGAAAACCGGAGAAGATGCCCAGCGGGCAATACAGCGGGGTTATAACTGGCTTTCAGGCAATGGCGGCGGCACTCTTTATATACCCCAGGGATATTTTAAGCTGTCAAAACCTGTCACCCCGCGCTCAGGTGTTTCCCTCGTGGGGGCCGGTCAGAATGCCACTGTCCTTCTTCCTTTCGGATACCTGGCGGCAATCACCTACCAGGGGGCGGAAACCTACATTGAAAACCTGCAATTCTCTGATTTCACCATTGATGGTGAAAATCAGCAGTTACACCCTGTAAATGGATATATCCCTGACATAAAGGGGATTTACCTCCAGTATTACCGGAATACCAATTTTGATCGCATTACCATCCGTAACACCGGGGCTACCGGGCTGGGAGTGGATATGCCAGACCGGGTATCCATTACCCGTTGTCTGGTTGAGAACTGCGGCAGGCTGGCGGAACGGGGCGCGCTGGGTGCCTCCGGGTTTGGCCTTGGTACCAGCTTTCTGAGCAGTGAACCGCTTTTTGCCAGCCAGCTTGTAGGCCGTAATAACACCAACTTTGGCATTTTCTTTGAACCACAGCGCGGAACCGGAACGGCGCAGGATGCGATCGTCACTGACAGCACGTTTTACGGTAATTATGCCGGGCTGGCAGATTGCGGAATTGAAGGGCTCATTGCCGCTAACCTTAACCTTCGCAATAACCAGTATGGTTTTGTTGCAGAGCCAGGGACCAATAACGGTGGTAATCCTGGATTCAGGGGTAAATTAGACAACTTAATCATCAAGGGGAATACGTCACACGGTATGTATTTTAATACCGGGAAAGGCGACACCATCATCGGGGAGTATGCTATCACCGGTACGCATATCTCAGAAAATGGTGAGGACGGAATTAATATTCGTTATGCCACGGAGGTGATGAATTCAAGCCTTCGCATTTCTGACTGTGATATCAACGACAATGGCAGACATGGGGTTAACTTAGAAGCTGGTCCGGTTGTTAATGCTGACATCATAAATAATCGCTTCTGGAATAACGGGAAAGTTACAGCCGGTAACGGTATTAACAGCAGCCGGGCAATGACGAAATGCCGGATTGCTTTTAACAGTATCCGTGATAACCAGGCGGAGCCAACTCAGCAATATCCGGTTTCCATTTCTGGAGACATGACAGATGTGGATATCTCGTTTAACCACTGTGCGGGTAATGCGCTGAACACCCTCAACCTGACGGGCGCACAAACTCGTGTAACCACCATCAGTAACCCAGGGATTGCATAATGACAACTATTGTCCAGAGTAATATGAAGTTAAAAGGGAGTGTAAAACTTCCTTCCGTAAATGCCCCTCTTCCGGAGGGCGCTAACCTGTTCGCCGATTTCGCCACTGGCCGCTATGTAGTTAAACATACCAGTGGGAACGTCATCCGTTCGGCTTCCCTGACAGATATCCTTTCTTTTACGCGAAACTCCACAGCTACCAGAGTGGGTGAAAGCGGATTGATCGAATACCTGCAGGCAAACGAGCCAGCAGTTGATTATCATCCTGTTACCGGGGAGTGCCTGGGGATCTGTGCGGAGTTTTCCAGTACAAACCGAATCGCCTGGAGTGAGGATTTCAGCAAAACGGAAAGCTGGACGCCATCAGGCGTTTCAATGACAGCCAATGATGCGATAGCTCCTGACGGGAATAAAACTGCTACTAAAATTATTGAGGCCGCGGGTGCTTCGGCTACAACCCGACAACTGGTGGCCGTTACTACCAGTGATGCGGTAGCGGGATCACCTTATACGTTTTGCATTTTTGCGAAAGCGAACACTGCCGGTGTAGTGCAGCTTGCAGCGCAAGGAGCAGTAGCAGCAACGGCATTTGCAAACTTTGATCTGAAGAATGGCAGGATTGGAAAGGTATCCCCGGGATCTGCGACTGTCGGTATGCTTCAGGTAAGTATGGAGCCTTACCGGAATGGATGGTACCGGATTGCAATAACCATCACACCTAATGCGGCAGCTTCGCCGCAATTTACTGTCGCTCTGGTAAATGATGACAGTAGCGCGGGCGCCGTACCATCCTATCTTCCGGCCACGCCTAAATCGGTATGGATCTGGGGGGCACAGCCAGAACGTCGTGACGGCTACTCATCATACATCCCTGCTGCCGGAGGGGAAGCCACACGAGCCAGCGCGATGTGTACCACACCTTCTACCGCGTCGTTCATTTCGACTGAGGCGGGCACAATTCTTGTTTCAGTGGTTCACCCGCATAGCCTGCAGATGCTGAGCGGCCGATATAATTCTCTGGCCTGCGCTGCTGTTCTGGATAACACCGCATCAGGACCGCATATCCGCTTTGCATACCGCCAGCCAGCTTCCGGAACAGCCATAGGTACGCCTGAAGGGGCAGCGCTGGGGGTTGTGCCAGATAATTCAGGGACCGCTCAGAACCTTGAAGTTCCCAGTCTGTCGGCTGTCGCTGACAGTGAGCAATCCTGTATCTATTCGTTCGATACGGCGACACTCACCACGAAAGTATTTGACGGGTTCAACTGGTACGAGCGGAATGTAACGGCAATGCCACCGGCATTAAACCGGCTGACTGTGGGGCGTTCAAATATGGATGCGAACAACTATTTCAACGGTCATATCAGAAAGGTGATTTACTGGCCTACTGCTTTGAGTAATGAGGAAATGGAAGAAGCATTATCCTGGCTCTGA